GTGAACCTCGCGCAGACCGTCCCGGGCGGCATGTCCCGGCTGCGCGCCGCCGTCCCCCTGCTCAACGCGCGCGAGGTCCCGCCGGGCGTGCACCACGACGTCGACCGTCCGCTCCCCGTGACCGTGACCCTGCGGTGGGCCACGGGGACGGAGCGGCTCGACACAGTGGCCGTCGAGTGGACCGCGACGCTCGTGCGCGTGCGGATCGTCGACCTGCGGGTGATGACCGGCGCCGTGTGGGTGCCGGCGTCCGACGTCCACCGGCGGTCGCCCGTGGGCTGAGGCGCTAGCGCCGCAGGTCCGGGTCCGCCGTCGGGCGGCATGCCACCCCGAGCCCGCTGACCAGCACCGCCGCTGCGTGCGAGACGTGGAGCGTGGAGCGCGCGGCCGTCCGCACGCGATGCAGGATCGCTCCCGACGACGATGCGCCGGACACGGGCAGGTGTGGCGCTGCAGCGATCATGCCTTCGGAGGTCACGGCCGCCGGTCGGCCCGCGCACATGCCCCTGTGGGCAGCTCGTGCGCGGATGAACGGGCCGGTACGCCGGGGGCGAGTGGAGATCTTTGCCACCGCCCCCGTCGAACCAGTCGACGCGCTCCGGTCCCTGTCCACTCGCGGTCGACGATGACGGGCTCATCCCCAGCCGAGGGCAGGAAGGGACGTGTCGCGCTCCGGGCAGCCCTGCCCGCCTTCGTCGTGCCCGTCGACGCCGACCAGGGGCTGTGGACGCCGACCGGTGCCTTTGGCGCCGCGCAGGACCCCGGCACCGGACGCCGTGCCGCCAGATCACCGGCCCGCTCGACGGGGCCCACAATGCCGCCGACGCGGATCATGGGCCCCGTCGCTCAGTGACCGCAGGCGATCGGTTCAGCCCCGATGGCCGCAGCGCGATCCGGTGACACAACGACACCCGCGGCCGCCGTGAGCGCGACGGCCACCGCACCGCCAAGAACACCCCTCCGCGACACTCCGTCCCGGATGTCCGATTTGTCCGACATTCTCTCCACCCCCTTGATGCGACGCAGACGAGCGCCATCGTGGCACGGCGACCCGACCACAACAACCCCTTCCTTCAAGCAGCACTTCGTGCAATGCTCCATCGAACTTGCCGTTCAACAAGCGAGGGGGCATGGCAACTTCAGAGAACGGGTGGAACCTCGTCCCGGCGGGGTCCTCAAGCCTGCAGTCCATACCGGGCCTTCCTGACAACCCCATCGTCCTAGGCGGAGCCGTCGCGACCGTTCTGGCGTATGTAGCTCGACAGTTCAATGCCCGGGTGGAACTGCTGACCAGCACGAGCTCCCATCGTCCCGGAGCTCTCATCGAGGGCACGAGTACGTACTCCAACCACGCTAGTGCGACCGCCATCGATCTCAACGGCGGACGACACCCGTACTACGTCCCGGTAGCAGAGACCTTCACCACCGCCCAGGTCGCGACGATCCGTCAGATCCTTTCCGAGTGCGCCGGCGTAATCCGCTGGGGCGGGGATTTCCCAGCCAGCCGCGTGGACGGCATGCACTTCGAGATATACGCATCAGCGGAGCTCGTTGCGCTCGCAGCAGCCCGCCTCAGTGGAACTCTCCCGCCCGTCGACCAGGAGGACGACATGCTCGCGCTCGCACGACTTTCCAACAGCCCAGCGGTTTACGTCGGAAACGGCATGACCAGGCGTCACGTGGCGACGTCAGCTGAGCTCGCAGACATTCAGTCGATGATCCGGCTCGGGGTGCTCAAGGGCGACCCCGAGGTCCATGTCGTCGCGAGCATCGCTTGGCTCGGCCAGGAAGTCTGAGCGACGGAACGACGAATTGCCTCCGTCCTCCTCCGGGAGGGCGGGGGCGCTTCGTCGTTCTACAGAGGTCACGCACCCGCAGCTCGAGGCCGCGGTCACCGTTCAGGCACTCGACCCCTTGCTCCGGAGCATCTTCCTGCTGGGGTCGTTCCTTCGATGCGCGAGCCGGCAGTCCGTCGCTACGGCCCAGACCAGGAACTCGTCTTCGCCCACGAACCCGTGGTGCACCGGCCCGGGCAACGCGTGGGAGTCGGTGCCCGACGGGAGAGCACTTCCCTTGGCACCGGCGGCTCCCGCCGCGACAATGTGACGGCTCCTCGTACTTCCAGTCCGGGGTGATGCCGTCCCCGGTGCGGGTCGTCGCTCTTGCTTCCCCGAGTCGGCGCAGATGAACTGGCGCAGTGCCTGTCGGCGCTTTCGTCCAGCGCTACGCCAGATGACCGGTGGCACGCGTGTGCGCAAGCCCCTGGCGGCCGGCAGCCGCCCGACCCTGCGGACCGCCGTTCACGACGGCTACCGGTGGCGGCGTGAGGCCCTCGACCTGGGGCGAGACGTGGCGTCCCGCCGTCGCGGTGGCAGCGACGGAGGGCGCAGTCATCCACGCCCTGCGCCACTACTACGCCTCGCTGCTCATGCGTCGTCGCGAGTCGATCAAGACCCTGCGGGAGCGTCTGAGCTGCGCATCCGCGGTCGAGACGCTGGACACCTGCAGTCACCTGTGACCGGACCCTGGCGACCGGACCAGGGGCGCGGAGGACGCGGCCCCCGGTACCCCCGCGGACTCCCTGCGGGGTGAGCAGGGGGCGGCTGGGAGCCTCGCTTGTCGTGCTCGTCGATGCGGATGAGCTGGCCGGTACGCCGGGTTACGGCAGCGGCCGCCCTGACCAGCACGAACACCGCGCCGGGGGCTGGTCGGGGGCTACGCGGCGTCCGGCAGGATGATCAGGCCGTCCGTCGCATCGCGCATCCGGTCGTCGTCGTCCGGCCACAGGTGCGCGTACGTGCGCAGCGTCTCCGTCGGGTCCTTGTGTCCCAGCCGGTGCGCGACGGCGCGCGGTGACGACCCTCGGGCGATGAGCAGCGAGGCGTGGAAGTGGCGCAGCTCGTGCCACCCGGTGCCCTCCGGCAGGCCCACCTTCGCCGCGGCGGCGCGCCAGGCCGTCGACGCCATGCCGCGCGTGATCGCCTGCCCCTTGCCCGTGGTGAGCACCAGCCCGCCGTCAAGGGGTCCCAGCGCCTCGAGCGTCGCCTTCCCGATCGACAGGGTCCGCACCGACGACTCGGTCTTCAGCGGCCCCCACTCCGGCCGGCCCGAGTTCCGTGTCACCCGCTGCCGGTCGATGCGCAGACGCGCGCCGGCCTCCGCCTGGAACACCCGGTCACCCGTCAGCCCGCGCGCCTCCGCGGAGCGCAGCCCGGACGCCGCGATGAGCACCGCCATCGGGCGGTACGGCCGCCAGAGCGCGTTCGTGAGGTCCTGCACCTTCTGCACGGTCATCGGCACGACGGACGGCCGGTCCACGGGCGGCAGGTTGATCCGCCGGCACGGGGTCGCGGCGATCCGTCGCTCGTCCACGGCCAGGGCGCAGATCCCCGCCAGGTACACGTACGCGACGCGCACCGTCGAGCCCGCGAGCTCGCCCGCCCACGCCGTCACGGCGTCCTGCACGGCGGCGCGGTCGAGGTCGGCGAGTCGCGTCGTGCCGAGCGCCGGCAGGATCGTGCGGTCCAGGCGACGCCGCACGGCGTCCAACGAGCTCGCACGCTGGTGGACCTGCTGGCGGTACCAGCGGTCCGCCATCTCGGCGACGGTGATGGCTCCGCGCTCCGGGGACACGTACGTGCCGGCGCGCTGACTGGCGCCCACGTCCTCAAGGTGTGCTTGCGCGGCGTCCTTCGTCGGGAACGACCGTCGGCGCCGGGTGCCGTCCGGCTCGGACCAAGTCGCCCGCCAGCGCAGGCCCTGCCCGTACCGGTCGGTCCGCACCCGCTTGCGGCCGCCGGCCGGGTCGGCTGCCGTCCAGCGATCCTCGATGTTGGCCACGTCAGGTCGTCACGAGGCGCGTTCGGGGCAGGCGCGCGCGAACGCGGCGTTCTTGTACGCCTTGATCGCGTCGTCCTGCTCGACCGTTCGGGCGTCACGGTCGGCCGGGAACCCGAGCTGCGGCGCGAGCGCGTCGTTCAGCTCGAGGTTCGTCAGCTCGGCGTCGGCGGCGCACAGGCCCTCATCGGTGGTCAGGTCGAGGGCGGCATCCAGGGTCGGTGCCGCGGTGACCGTCGTGTCGGTACCCACGTACACGGTGACCTCGCGGTCCGAACGGACGTCGGTACCGGCCTTCGGGTAGGTCTCGACGACGAGCGACGTGCGCGCGTCGTCGTCGTCGACCGCCTTGCCGTCCGAGGTCGCCACGAAGCGGACCGTCATGTCGACCTGCTCGATCGTCTCGGCGGCCTCCGCGCCGAGCATCCCGGAAACGTCCGGCACCTGGTCCACGCGGGCCGAGGCGGACGACGCGGGTGCGCTCGGCTCGTCCGCGGGTGCCGACGTGCACCCGGCGAGTCCCAGGACAAGGGCAGCCGCGGCGAGGGCGGCGGTACGGCGGTGGCTCATGGTCACTCCCCTGCGTGGCCCCGGCGCCGGCCGGCGCGGAGCGTTCGGTCGAAGCGGCCCATCGCCGCAGGTGCATGCTCCCAGGCGGCGGGCACCTGCAGCAGGCGCACGACACGCTGGTAGTGCCGGGTCGGCGTGGTGCCGAGCTCGCGGCGGATCGCGTCCTCCTTCGTCCCGGCGTGCTTCCAGAACCGCGCCTCCAGGTCGAGGGCGGCCCGGTCGTCGTCGGTCAGGGTGGTCATCGGGGCTCCAGTTCCAGGTACAGCTGCAGCAGCTGGGCGGTCTCGTCGTCGGTGAGGTGGTCGATGCGATCGCGCAGGACGTCGGTGGTGACCCACAGCTCGTCAGCGACCTCGTGCAGGTTGTCCGCCCACCGGTACGCCGCCAGGAGCGCAGGCATCTCCACGAGCCGCCGGGCGGTCTCGGCGCGGACAGTGCGCTCTTCGTGGTTGCTGCAGCCGTCCACGTGCCCGTACTCGACGTGCAGCTGCTCGTGGGTGATGGCGCAGCGGCGTTGCACCTGCGACTGCCGGGGGTCCATGAAGATGCGCCGCCGGCCGTCGGTCGCGGCGAGGCGCCCGGGCGGCTGCGGGGTCCAGATCACCTCGAGGTTCGACTGCGCGCGCAGTCGGCGCCAGGGGTGGAAGGTCACGGTCGGGGACGGTAGCCCGAGGCACCGACACGCCTCACCCGAATGACGGATCACGCACGTGCGTTCCCGCAGGTCATGACGGGTATGACGCGACCCGGCCCCTTATCAGCCCCTCGCGCGGGCGCGCATGCACACGGGAGGTGCAAAGGGGTCGACGAGCCGGACACGTCATGACCTGCGGGAACGCACCACAGGATGTGTCATGGTGCTCAGGCGGGGTCGTCGTGCCCCGGGTCCTGGCTGTGCTCCCCCGTGCTGTCACGCTCCGCGTACGCCGGTGTGCCCGGCATGGCGGCGAGGGCTACCTCGTCCTTGGCTAGCTCCGCCGACTCGCCGCCGACCACGATCGCCGGGCCGTGCGGGGACGGGTAGACGAAGTCCGGCCCTGATCGGTGTCGGCGCGTGAGGACTCGGGCGACGCCGAGGAGCGCGCGCTGCTCGTCCTCAGGCAGGTCGTCCAGGCCTGGGGGCAGGAGCTGCTCTACGAGCCCACCGGGCGTGCCGGTGTCGAGGCCGAGGGACTCGGCCGCGGCGAGCACGACCGTGCGCTGGGTGACGCCGAGGGCGCCGGCGATGGATCGGATGGTGGGCGGGTCCGGGAAGTTCCGGATCGGGCTGGTGGCGAGTTGTTGCCACCGCTGCCGTCCAGGCGTCCCGCCGGCGTCGCGCGCCAGGTCGTCATAGCTGCGGTCTCCCTTGGTCGAGCGGATCAGTTCCGCGAGGTCCATGACCGCACCCTCTCGACGCGTGGCGGGACGCCACAACCTGCACGCACTGGTAGGCGCCTACCAGTGCTGGACGCTCAACCGTAGCCGGAGTGCCTACTAAGAACCAGGCCGTGACCTGCGGTTCCGCACCACGAACGGAAGAAGTTGCCAGCAGGGGGTTGCGCTGGTGCCTATCAGTGGTGCACTCTCATGCCTACCAGTTCTTGACAGTAGGCACCTACCACCGGGAGGATCGATGCACACCGTCACGCGGCTCCGACGCCGCTGGCCGAAGGGAACCTGGATGCGCCTGAAGAGCCCCGAGCTCCTGCGAGCGTTCGTCGGCGACCCGCTGAAGGACGCCTCCAAGCGCATGTCCGGCCGCCAGCTCGCCAAGTACGTCGACGTGCACCCCAGCTTCATCGACCACCTGCTCGCCGGCCGTCGCACCTCGTGCGAGCCCGGTACCGCCGAGCGCATCGCGGAGGTCCTCGGGGTCCCCCTGAACGTCCTCTTCGACCCCAAGGTGCCCACCACTGCGCGGCAGACCGTCCAGCACTCCGCGCACAACACGCTCACCCGGGCCGCCTGATGGCCGCGCCGCTGACCGTGCACGAGGCCGCCGAGGCGCTCGGCCAGGACGTGCAGACCGTCCGCGAGCTTGCCCGCCGGGGCGACCTGCGCGGGTTCAAGACGGGCCGCGGCGGCAAGACGTCCGCCTGGCGGTTCCGGCAGTCCGCGGTGGACGAGTTCATCGCCATGCGTGAGGCGGCGGTCCGCAGGGGCCGCGCCGCCTGACCCAGCACCGCCCCCGGACACGACGAAGGCCGGCCCCCGCGGACACGAGTACCGGCCTACGTCGATCGAAACGACAGGAGCAGCATCCATGAGCACCACCATCACCGTCCAGCCGGGGCAGCCCGGGATGGGCATGGACTACGACGTCCGCCAGCCGTTGCCGTACCCGTTCCACATCGACGCCGACACCGGCCGGTGCGTTCGCGGCCGCGGCACCGCCGACCTCGGCGAGGCGCCCGAGGACCAGCCGTGGGGCCTGGTGGGCTTCCAGCGCGGCAACGTTCAGCGCCTCGTCCTCACCGTGGACGACTTCGTGCGCGACCCGCAGGCCGCCGTCGGCCTGGTGCCCGTGTTCGTCGGCAACGGCAGCATCTTCGCTCTCACGGTGCCGGTGACGGACGTGACCGACCACCGCCGTGACGACGGCCCGACCGCCTCGGACGCCGCCTGATGGCCGCCGGGACGCTCGCCGTCGTCGTGGAGCAGGTCGTCGAGACCGCCACCACCTGGCAGCTGTGCGCGTGCGCGAACGCGCACCACTCCCCCGACGACCGGGAGGAGCCGAAGGCGACCCGCGACGAGGCCGCCCGCGGGCTCCTGTACTACCCGGCCGGCACCGCGCACCTGCTGCGGGTCACCGCCGTCACGGTCGCCGAGCCCCTCGACGACGCCCTCGACGTCTGCGAGGCGGACGCCGTCGAGTCCCTGCACGACGCGCGGCCGTACGACCCGTCCCAGGAGCACGACTACTTCCGCGACGACGAGTGGAGGACCGCGTGAACCCGAACGCCGGCGCCCAGCGGCACGGCCGCGGGCGCGACCTCCTCTGGACCCCCGAGGACGACCGAGCTGTGGCCGCGCACGCCTCCTGGGACCGGCACGTGCGGGACGCCATGCACCAGTCCCGGCACGTCGAGCGCCCCACCGACCGGCTCGACGAGCTCGTCGCCGAGGACGCCGGCGCGATGACGGAGGCGCACGAGCGCTCCGCGGACGCCGTGCACCGGCGCAACGTCCTGGTGGAGGCGGTCGCCCTCATCTCCGTCATGTGGTTCGGGGCGCTCGTCGCCATCGTCATCGTGGCGGTGAACCCGTGAGCACCGTGAAGCAGAAGGACGGCAGCCTGCTGCGGCCGCTCGACGCGTCCGCGAAGGCCCTCATGGACGGCCCCCGCGGCGCCACCCCGGTCGTCGGGTCGACCGTCACCCTGTGGCGCCTGCCCGGCACGTGGTCCGTCTGGTCCGCCGGCCCGACGCAGGGCACCTACTGGCTGCAGGCCCGGGACCCGGACGCCGAGCACACCCTCGACGCGCTGCACGGGCACGCCGACCGCGGCCTGCCCGACGTCACGCGGCTGTACGAGACGCCGCGGGTGCGCGCCATCGCCGTGCGCTCCAAGGCGATCCGGGCGGGTGGTCGCTGATGCCGAACCTCAGCGCCTTCACCGTCACCCGGGCCGGGGCGTCCGCCGCCCTGGACCTGTCCGGCCCGCCGCCGTCCTGGGCGGACCGGGCCGCCTGCACCGACACCGACCCGGAGCTGTTCTTCTCCCCCGACGGCGAGCGCGGCCACGCCCGCGTGCGCCGGGAGCAGCTCGCCAAGGCCGTGTGCGCCCGCTGCGACGTTCGCGCCGAGTGCCTCAGCTACGCCGTCGACACCAAGCAGCGCGACGGCGTGTGGGGCGGCCTCGACGAAGAGCAGCGCCGCCCCCTCATCGCCTTCACGATCCGGAACGGAGCCACCCGATGAGCACCGTCACCACCTCGGACAAGCTGACCATCGTCAAGCTGTTCGCCGCCGGCCGGGACAAGGAGTTCGTGGCCGCCGCTGTCGGGCACGACGTCGACACGGTCGTGCGTGCCGCCGCCGGCCACGGCTACCCCGACTCGTCCAAGCTCGCGTGGGCGGCGGACATCCTGCAGAAGCAGATCGACGACGAGGCGCGTTCCGGGATCCCGGAGAGCACCCCGGTCCGGCCGCCGGCGCAGCGCCCGACCGCCCCGACGCGACCGCTCACCGCGGTGCCGGGACCGGCGGCGGACGAGGTGCGCGCCGTCATCGCCCGGGGGCTGAAGTCCGAGCGGCCCCGCATCCGGAAGGCCGCGGCGAAGGCGCGCGACGCCGTCGACGCCCTCACCGGTGCGCTGCGCGCCGACGAGGAGCAGCGCCGCCAGGAGGCGGCCCGCGCCGCGGAGGTCGCCCGGGCGCGCTCCGAGGTGGAGCGCCTGGAGCGCGAGCTCGCCGCCGCGAAGGCCCTGCTGCGCGGGGAGCGGCCGGCCGGCGGCGGCGCGGTCATCCCGCCGGCGACCGCGGTGCACGGCGTGCAGTCGAAGGACGTGCGCGCCTGGGCCGCCACGAACGGCGTCGACTGCCCGAGGGCCGGCCGCGTCCCGCGCGCCGTCGTCGAGCAGTACGTGGCCGCCACCAGGGGTGAGGCCGCGTGAACACCGACGAAGACGACGACCTCGGGCCGGAGCCGCCGCCGCAGACCCGCACCGAAGCCGTCATCGAGGACTGCGAGTTCATGGCCGCCACCGGGGAGTCCCTGAGCGGCGCCGCCGAGCGGCTCGGCTACCGCCACCGCGACGTCCTGGAGCGGGTCCTATACCGGGCTGAGCGCTACGACCTCGTCAGCCGTCTGCGAGCCGCGGAGACCGACGACCTCGTCGCCGAGCACCACGCGGAGCGGCGCCGCCGCCACCGCCTCGCCGCCTGAGTGCGGCACCACCGACCACCACGACTGAAGGGCACGACCATGACCGACAGCACGCCGGACGTCGAGCTGACGCCCGAGGAACTCATCGAGCTGGACCAGCTCGCCGCCGAGCTCGTGAAGCGCCAGGCCGCCATCGAGGCGGACAAGGAGCGCATTGAGACGATCAAGGCGACCCTGCGCCGCCGCCTGCCGCGCGGCACCCACCACGTCGGCGCGCACGACGTCCTCGTGAAGGCCCCCGCGCGGCGCCTCAACGCGGCCCGGCTGGCCGCGGCGTTCCCGGTGACCGAGCACCCCGAGCTGTACAAGCCGGCCATCGACACCACCGCGGTGAAGCACCACCTCGCCCCGGCTGCCCTGGAGCAGTTCCAGGACGCCGGCACGCCCACCGTCGAGGTGAAGTGATGGACGCCCCGATCGTCGTCGACTCCGTCACCCTGCGCGCCACCGCCGCAAGCCAGTTCCAGCGACCCCACGACGGGCAGGCCGCCGTGCAGCTCGTCGTCGAGTCCGCCAGCGAGGAGGGCATCGCGGTGAGCCTCACCACGAACATCGGCTTCGGCATGCCGTCGTCGGACGTGAAGGCCGCGGTCGCGCACCTGCTGCACCGCCTCGCCCACGTCATCGCCGAGGGCGCCAGCATCGACCTGTCCACGCCGGCCGCCGGCGGCGCGTCGTGAGGTACACGGCCCGCCCCCTGTCCGACCGCGCGTGGCTGCGCCCCGCCGCGGAGCGGAAGGTGTCGCAGTTCAAGGTCACCTGGTCGCAGGCCCTCGACCTGCTGGAGCGCGAGCTGTTCATGCTCGACGGCGAGGAGCTCGTCCTCGAGATCGACGTCCGCGAGCAGGACCTCCGCCTCGACGGGATGCTCCGCGCGAACGCCCGCGCCGACCAGCCCGCGGTGATCGTCGCGTTCGAGTCCGTGCACGGCCCGCTGCTGTACCGGTCCGACCAGTACGAGGGGGCGCCGTCCTGGCGCCGCGGCGGCATGCAGGAGGGCTGGCAGCACAACGTCTACGCCGTCGCCCTGACCCTGGAGGCCCTGCGGTCCGTCGACCGGTACGGGGCCACCCGCTCCGGCGAGCAGTACCGCGGCTACCGGCAGATCGGCGGCGCGCCGGCGATCGTCCCCGACGCCCCGCTGGACCTGTTCGGCGCCGCCCGCGTCGTGGCGGCCGCGGCCGAGCCGATGCTCTCCGGCGCCGGGCTCGACAACGCCGCCCGGATCCTCATGAGCGGCGGTGACGAGCTCGCTGCGGCGGTCCGCCAGGCTCGCCGGTTCGCACACCCGGACACCGGCGGCTCCACCGACGCGTTCCAGCGGGTCGAGGCCGCCGTGCGGGTGCTGCGGGGTGCGCGATGACCGCCCCGGCGCAGCAGGCGCTGCAGCTGCTCGCCGAGCTGGACGCGTCCGCGCGCATCGGCCACGAGGACTACGTGCGGCTCCGCGACGTGCTGCAGCCGCCCGAGCTCGTGGTGGCCGGCCACGCGCGGCGCCCGGCTCGGGACGGCTGGGCGATGACCTGCTCGTGCGGCACCTCGTCCAGCCAGACGTGGGCGGAGCACGTCGAGGAGCGGATCCGGCGCGACCAGATCCGGCGCACCAGCGTCGACGTCTGCGCGAACTGCGGCGACCTGGTCGTGCGCGACGGGGACGGCGACGAGTTGTGGGCGCACTACCGCGGGCCCGGCTCGCGGCTGTGGAACTGCCAGCACACCGTTCCGTACGGTGCGCGGGCGACCCCCGCGCACGGCGGCTCCTACTTCGCCGGGCCCGACGCGGCGGTGACCCCGTGACCCCCGCCCGGCCGCCGCTGCACGCCCCGTTCGCCGGCGGCGACCCCCGCGGCGCCCTGAGGGACGCGCGGGCGGTCATCGAAGACGCCATCGTCAACCACCCCCGGTCCCAGCAGGTTGAGATCGGCCCGTCGGAGATCGGCACCCCCTGTGAGCACTGCCTCGCGGCGAAGCTCGCGGGCTGGCCGACGTCCCGGGACGTGGCGTGGTTGCCGACCATCGGCACCGCGCTGCACGCCTGGGTGGAGGAGGCGTTCATCCGGCACGAGAACGCCCGGGGCGCCCAGCACGGCGGCGGCCTGCGCTACCTCACCGAAGCGCGGGTCATGGTCGGGCACATCCTCGGCCGGGAGATCTGGGGCAGCACCGACCTGCTCGACGTCGTGGTGGGCATGACCGTCGACTGGAAGCTCGTCGGCGCCTCCACCCTGAAGAAGGCCCGGTCCGGGCCGTCCCTGGTGTACCGCACGCAGGCCGACCTGTACGCGAAGGGCTGGAACGACGCCGGCATCCGCGTCGACCACGTGGCGATCGCCTACCTGCCCCGCAACGCCGTCTCCCTCGACGACGCCATCTGGTGGACCGCCCCGCACGACCGGCAGCGCGCCGTCGACGCCCTCGACCGCGCTAACCGGATCGCCGCCAACCTCGCCGCCCTCGCCGCGCTCGGGCCCGAGGCGGTGGCCGCCTGGATCGGCGGGCTGCCGCGCGACCCCGACTGCTTCGACTGCGCGCGGTTCCCCGACGGCACGCACCTCACCAAGCCCGGCCACCGCCCGGCCGGCTCCGAGTTCGCCGACCTCCTGGGGTCGACGGCCGCCTGAACGCCACCCGGCGCGACGGCACCACCCATCCCGCAGCACCGACACACCAAGGAGCACCACGACCATGAGCACTCCCACCGCGAACGACTTCCTGCTCGGCGGCGGCGGCAAGTCCGCCAAGTTCGACCAGGTCGGCGACACCATCACCGGCGCGATCGTCTCCACCGAGGTCCGCCAGCAGACCGACCTGCAGGGCAACCCGCTGGTCTGGGACAACGGCGACCCGCGCATGCAGCTCGTCGTCACCCTCGCCACCGACCTGCGGGACGATGCCGAGGACGACGGCCACCGTGCCGTCTACGTCAAGGGCTCCAAGGCCTTCGGCTCGAAGTCCCTGCACGACGCCGTCCGCGCCGCCGTGCAGAACGCCGGCGCGAAGGGCCTCGAGCCGGGCGGCCGCCTCACCGTGTCCTACGTCGGCTCCGAGCCGGCCAAGACCCGGGGCTTCTCCGACCGCAAGCTCTGGGAGGCCACGTACGCCGCGCCGGACCACGCCGCCAGCACCGGCGACTACCTCGGCACCGCGCCGGCGACCACCCCGGCCCCGGCCGCGGTGCAGCAGCCCGCCGTCGCGCCGGCCGCCGTCGCCACCACGGCGCCGGCCGCCGCGCCCGCCCAGGGCGCCGACGCCGGCGCGACGGCCCGCCAGCTCATCGGGCTCGGCCTCGACGACACCACCATCGCCGGCGCCACCGGCCTGGACGTGTCCGTCATCGCCCTGCTCCGGGGCACCCCCGCCGCGGCCTGAGCCCCGGCACCCCGCGCCGCGTCAGGCGCGCCGCCCGTCCGAGCCGGGCCGCGGGGGCAACGAGCACCAGCACCACCCACGACGAAGGAGCAGTCCGTGAGCCACAGGACCCGTCCCGCCTACAGCGCGGTGGTCCAGTCCAGGACGTCGCCGTCCGGCGTCCGTCGCCAGCGGACCGTCATCGCATCGGGAGAGGCCCCGAAGGCGCGGATCAGGCGGACGCTGGCTGTCGCCCGAGGATCGATGCGGTCCCAGTGCGTGGTCTCCACGCGCGCGGGGTCGACGTCGAACGAGATGTCCACGTCGTACGCGGGCTCCGCGCTGCCGTTCGTCAACAGGAGCGTGCCCTTGCTCCTCTGGATGAGCGACCAGGGCACGACGTACGGCGCACTCACCGTGGATCCTTCACGAGGTTCGCTCAATCGCGCGGTCACCTCCAGCGGAACCAGCGCGGCGGCGGCCTGCTCCTCCATCAGCTCGATCTGCCGACGCATGTACTCGACGGACGCCTCCGCCGCGATCGCCTGGCGCTCCGAGGAGTCGGCCTGGCCCTTCGCGTATCCCGCGGCCTGCCTCGACACAGCCACCGCGATCCCCGAGATCAGCAGCGCCCCGAACGCGACCACGACGGCCGCCCACTCTGCAGTCATGGCCGGAGGGTACCGGTGACCGCCCCCCTCGACGCCGCGCTCGACCTGCTCGCGCACGGGTACTCCGTCATTCCGATCCGCACCGACGGCACCAAGGCGCCCGCCCTGCCCACCTGGAAGCACCACACCCAGTTCCGCGCCGACGAGCAGCAGCTGCACGCCTGGTTCGGCGGCGACCAGCCGTACGACCTCGGTGTCGTTCAGGGAGCCGTGTCCGGCGGTGCCGAGCTCACCGAGATCGAGGGTCGCGCCGCCAGCCGCCTCCCCGAGCTGCGCGACCTCGCCCACGACACCGGCCTGGGTGACGTCTGGGACGTGGTCACCCGCGGGTGGGTGGAGATGTCCCCGTCCGGCGGGTTCCACTTCCACTACCGGGTCACCGGCATGGACGTTCCCGGCAACCTGAAGCTCGCCCGCGGCGCCGACAAGCTCGTGCTCGCCGAAACCCGCGGGGAAGGCGGGCAGGTCGTCGTCGCACCCTCCCGGCACCACCCCAGCGGGAAGGCGTGGCAGCGGCTCATCGGCGGGCCTGCCACCGCCCCCGTCATCACCGCCGAGCAGCGCGACGCCTTCCACGCCCTGCTGCGCACCCTCGACGAGCAGCCCGAGCTGGTCGCGCCCGCCGCGGCGCCGTCCGCCCCGCACGACCCCACCGCCGGCATCACCCCGGGCGACGACTACGAGAACCGCACCGACTGGGCGGACATCCTCACCCCCCACGGCTGGACCCTCGCCACCACGCGCGGCCGCACCCGGTACTGGACACGCCCGGGCAAGACGCACGGCTTCTCCGCCACCACCGGGCACGCCGACGACCGCGACCGGCTGTTCGTGTTCACGTCCTCCACCGACTTCGCCCAGGAGGTGCCGTACACCAAGCTCGGGGCCTACGCCGTCCTCGAGCACGGCGGCGACATGTCCGCCGCCGCCCGCCAGCTGTACGCCGACGGGTTCGGGCAGCGCGCCGAGGAAGCCCGACCAGCCAACGCGTCCGGCGACGACCTCGCCGGTCTCATCGCCCCCACGAACGGACAGACTTCATGGACGGGACCTGCGCCGTCTGCGGCGGACGCATCCGCTTCTACTCCGTCGACACCTACGACGGCTACGGCCGCACCTGGTGGGGCCACGAGCACCGCCTCGACGACGGCCACGTCGCCCGCCCGCTCTGACGGCCCGGCCACCTACAGCGAGACCGACGACGGCAACGCCCTGCGCCTCGTCGACACGCACGCCGGCACCATCCGCTACGTCCCCCAGCGCGGGTCCTGGCTCACCTGGAACGGCCACCGCTGGACCTGGGACGAAGCCGGCCACGTGCACGAGCTCGCCCGCGGCATCGCCCGCGGCCTGCGCGCCGACGACCGGGAGTCCCGCAAGCACCGCTCCGTGTCCCTGTCCCGCCGCGGCCTGGACGCCATGGTGGCGCTCGCCCGCACCGACCCGCGCACCGTCACGCACCTGGCCGCCCTCGACGCCCAGCCGTTCGAGCTGAACACCCCCGCCGGGGTCGTCAACCTGCGCACCGGCGCCATCACCGCCCCCGACCCCGCCGCCCTGCACACCCGCTCCACCGTCGCCTCCCCCGACTTCGACGCCCCCGAACCGGTCCGCTGGAACCAGTTCCTCGCCGACACGTTCGCCGGCGACCCCGCCCTCACGACCTACGTGCAGCGCCTCCTGGGCCTGTCCCTCGTCGGCCAGGTCCTGGAGCAGGTGCTGCCGTTCGCGCACGGCCTCGGCGCCAACGGCAAGACCACCCTGCTCGGCGTCGTGCAGCGGCTCATCGGCATCGGCGACGACGGGTACTCCATCAGCGCACCCGCCGAGATGCTCCTGGCCACCGCCCAGCAGGGCCACCCCACGGAGATCGCCCGCCTCGCCGGCGCCCGCGTCGTCGTGTCCTCCGAGCTGGAGGACGGACAGCGGTTCGCCGAGGCCCGCGTCAAGCAGCTCACCGGCCGGGACGTCATCTCCGGGCGGTTCATGCGCCAGGACTGGTTCTCGTTCACCCCCACCCACACGCTGTGGATGCTCGCCAACCACCAGCCCGCCGTCCGGGCCGGCGGGCCCGCGTTCTGGAGGCGGCTGCGGCTCCTGCCGTTCGAGCACACCGTCCCACCAGAGAAGCGGGTCCCCGACCTCGAGGACCGCCTCGTCGAGGACGAGGGACCCGCGATCCTGGCGTGGCTGATCCGCGGCGCCGCCGACTACTTCACCGACGGCCTGGCCGAGCCGGCGTCCGTGCGCGCCGCCACCGCCGCCTACGAGCGGGACACCGACACCGTCGGCCGGTTCGTCGACGAGCTGTGCGTCACCGGCGACCCCAACGCCCAGCACCTGCAGGTGAAGGCGTCCGACCTGCGGCAGGCGTACGAGACCTGGTGCCGGGTCGAAGGCGAGGAAGCGGTCACGTCCAAGGCGTTCGCCACGTCCCTGCGCACCCGGTTCGGGGTCCTCCCCGGCCGCACCAACACCACCCGGTTCTACGCCGGAATCCGCCTCGCCGATGTGTCACCGGACGAGCCCGCAACCCGTCACGAAGAACCCCGCTGGACGCAGGACGGTGCGCTGTGACAGCCGATCTGCGCCCCGGCGTGACGCGAACCTGTCACCGCCGCCTGCCCGCCGCGCACCCCTCCCGAACGGCGTTCGCGCAGGTCGTGACACGTGTGACGGGTTGTTCGGACATGACGCCAGTGACAGGTGACAGGTTGTCTCCTGTTTGCACGCCTCACGCGGGCGCGCACACACAGGGGAGGGTGAACACCCCGGGACGTGTCACCTGTCACCGAGGCGCCCCGTGAACGCCACCCCGCGGTGGCTCGCCGCGTACGCGACCCGCACCGGCGCCGACCCCGCGCTCGTCGGAACCAGGGCCGTCCCCCGGCACTGCCGCACCTGCCGTCGGCTCGTCCTGGCCGGGTACGACTCCGACGTCGCGGGGTGGCTCGCGATCGTCGACCCGTACCGGCTCACCCCGCAGCTCGAAGCCGCCTGCGTGGTCCTCGCCCGCCGCACCTACAAACTGCGCGGCGTCGCCGGCCACTACGAGCTCGTGCCCCGGTACTCCCCCGCCGTGCTCCCGTTCGGGCCGCGGCCCTCCGCCGACGACGTCGTCGTGGTCGCCGAACACCACTGCGGCACCCCGCCCCTGAGCCTCACGCCCCTACCCACCACCGCGCACATCACCAACCCCGACGGCCCACCGCCGTTCTGACACAAGGAGACCCACCATGTTCGAACACCCCATCGACGCCGAGGTGCGTGCAGCTCGACGAGCCGCGCACGCCAAGCACGGCGAGAACAGCATCGAGGCCCTCTACGGTGACGACCCGAGGTGGCTGTCCATCCTCGTCGAGGAGGTCGGCGAGGTCGCGCACGAGCAGACCTACGACGCTGACCACGGTGACCTCGCGCCCGATCAGGCGCTTCGGGCGGAGCTGATCGACGTCCTGTCCGTCGCTCACGCCTGGGTCGACGCGATCGACCGTGACGCGGCCGACCGGCGCGCGCGTGGACTGCGGGGCGTGTGATGGTCAACCGCCCGAAGAACATCGGCACCTACGCCGAGACAGCCGTCGTCCGAGCCGCGATCCGACACGGCTTCCCCGGCGCCGACCGGCTCACCCAGCGAGGTCGTTACGACCGCGGCGACGTCGGCCTGTGCCCCGGCGCCATCATCGAGGTCAAGGGCGGCGACGCCGCCCGCAACGCCTCCGACGGCATGATCGAGGGCTGGCTCATCGAGACCGAGCGCGAGCGCGACAACGCCGGCGCCGTGCACGGCTTCCTCGTCGTCCAGCGCGCTGGCGTCGGTGCCCCCAACGCGCACCGGTGGTGGGCGTGGTGGCGGCTCGGGTGGCTCGCCGGAGGCGTCGTCGACAGCCCCGTCTACCGCACCCCCATCCGCATGCAGCTCGGCGACGCGCTGCAGCTCCTGCGCGCCGCCGGCTACGGCAACCCGCTCGACGTGGACGACGCGAACACGCCAACGAACGTTCCTGGATCCGTTCGCGTGCAGGAGGTGGCGTGATGACCTTGCAGGCTCGCTACTCCGGCGTCTGCCCGGCCTGCGGCGGCCGCTGGGCGCCCGGGGACTTCATCCGCACGCCGGAGGGTGGCGACGCGTGGGAGCACGCCGTCTGCCCTGACGCCGCGGTCGACGACCTGACGCCGACGCACCCGGCGTGCCCCGTGTGCTGGCTGACGCACCCGGCGGGAGCGTGCGACCGATGACCGCCCTCGACGAGATCGCGGAGCGCAACGCCCGCGCCCACGTCCTGGCCGCCGCGACCGGCATGGGCCTGACGCCGGCGCAGGAGGACGTGGCGACCCTGCTCGACGCGCTCGCCGACGTGGCCCGCGCGACGTCCGGGGCGGTGGCACGCACGGTGCAGCTGCTGCGTCAGCGGGACACGCTGGTCACCGAGCTGGCGCGGGCGCGCGGGTGCAGCGAGAGCGTGGTGCGGGTCGGCGCCGGCATCGAGGTGGACAGGTGAGCCCGGATGTCGCGACCGCCGTCGCTGCGGGCGGGGTGCTGCTGGTGCTGCTCGTGCTCGCGGTGGTCGGGCTCGTGTGGGGGCAGCGGTGAGTTCGCTGGCGCGGGCGCCGACGTGGGTGTCGCGTTGTCGGCGCCCGCGGGGCAGGTCACCCCTGGTTCTCGAACCACCAGCGGGCGAGGGTCACCCCCAGCCGAAGGAGATTGGTCACGAGGTTCGCGACCGGGACGACGCCCCGTCCTCTCGGTGGGAGCGTCGTCCGGTGTAGTCGACGTGATCGGCGTTCCGCGTTTGCGTTCTTCAAAATCCTACTCCAAATCGTTCTGTAAACCCCGGGGGAAATCCCGGAGGACAGGTCCATTCTACACCATCAAAGCGCCCCCCGCGCATTCCCTTAACATTCATGGAGATATTGGGATCATGACCGACTGCACCTGCCCGCTCCCGCACCGCGGCGACGCCCCCGCCATCACCGACGACCGCTGCGTCTGCCCGCGCTGCGCCGCCACCCTGCGCAGCCTGCTCGCCGACCTGCCCGACCTGTTCGGCGAGCTCGACATCGCCCGCACCCGGCAGGCCCGGATCGGCGCCGGCGGCACCTCCCACGCCGCCGTCGCGCCCCTGCCGTTCGCGCTCGCTCCCGCCGACGCCCGCTGGGTGCTCGCCACCACGATCGTCGCGTGGCTCGACTGGGTGACCGCCGTGCGCGGGCACCGCCCGCCCGCCACGTGGCGCGAGGTCGAGTCCTACCTGCTGCGCTGGCGGGGCGGCGCCGTCGACTGGCTCGTACAGCACCCCGCCGGCGCGGAAGCCGTCGACGAGCTCACCGCCGCCCTGCGCAACGCCCGCCACGCCATCGACGCACCCGCCGCCCGGCAGTACGCCGGCCCCTGCACCGTCGCCCTGCCCGTCGTCCCGTGGGCGCCCGGGGTCGCGGACGTGCAGTGCGGGGCGGACCTGTACGCCACCGACGGCGCCGACAGCGTCACGTGCCGGCGGTGCGGCGCCGTCTACCCGCTGGACGCGCGCAGGTCCTGGCTGCTCGAGCAGGCCGACGACCTGCTGCTGCCGTGGCGGGAGATCGCCCGCGCCATCGACGGGCTTGGCGTCGAGGTCAACGAGAACACCCTGAAGTCGTGGGTGCGGCGCAAGCAGCTGGTGGCGCACGGCCGGGTGCCCACGCAGGACGGGCGCACCGCGGCGACGTACCGGGTCGGGGACGTGCGGGCGCTCGTCGAGGCGGCCGCCGCGCGCCGGCGGACCGTCGCTGCGTGACCGCCAAGCCCAGCACTGCACGACGTGGCGCCACTCAGCGCTGGACAGGCGGCGGGGTTGCACCCTACGGTTCTCGTAGGTTGGCGTGAGCCAGCAGCAGAGGGCCCCGCGGTGAGATACCGACGGGGCCCTCGCTGTTCACGATGTCAGTCCATCGACGAACACTTCTGACACCGCGGGTAGCCGCCGGTCCCGGACACGCGGTTGCGCGCCGGGATCAGGCTCCCGGGCGGGCAGTCGTCGTGGTCGTGGTAGACGTCCGGGTCGGACGGATTCGACGAGTGATACGCAGCCACCTTCGCCATCGCAGGCTCCTTTGCCTCCGCGGGCACCCCTGACGGGTGACCCGTCAACGCGAACGTACGAGCGAAGGCCGCCACCCCGACAGGGCCAGAAGGGTCTTGTCCCGATCTCCCGCCGGCCCCGCCAGGACCGACCACCAAGCCGCGCGCCCGGGCCGTGAGCCGCGGAGCCGGCGGGACCACATCGCCGCTACTGTCCCGACATGGACACGAGCGACCCCGTGATCGTCGCGATGATCGCACTCCTGGTGAGTGTCATCGCGGTCATCTACGCAGCCATCGTGCTGCAACTGTTGCAGCGGAGACGCCAGCGCCTTGCCGACGAGCAGCGCCGAATGCTGGACGAGTTGCTATTCCCCGACGCCCCGCCGCTAGGGAAGCCTCGGACCGTGCCCTCGACGGAGGACCTCGAGCTCCGCATCGCGGCCATCGAAGCTCGCCTGCCGGACTCGAACACTCTGCACACGATCGCTTCGACTAACGAGGCGGTCCTAGCGGCCAAGCTGGAGCACATCGAAAAGGACCTCAGCCGCGTGGAATCGCGCCTGCTAGGCAGAGGTGACGTCGTCCTGGTGATGTTCGGTGTGCTGGCGGCGCTCGGTGTGATCGTTTCGCTGGTGTCCTGGGCTACCGGAGCCGGCTCGCCCCCTACAACGGCGCCCTGAGCCGGGCTAGGCGCCGGCAACGGACCGAGGCAGGTGACCGCACATGGCCGCCGGCCCCTGGACCACCGACGACGACGCCGCCCTGCGCGCGCACCACGCCGCCGGCCGTACCCTCGGCGACACCGCCACCGAGATGGGCCGCTCCAAGGCCGCCGTGTCCCGGCACGCCTCGCTGCTCGGGCTCGGCTGGGACCGCGGGCAGACGAAGGCCGCCGCCCGGGCGAAGAAGCTCGACGCCGAGGCCCGCCGCGCGCAGCTCAAGCTGGACCTGCTCGACGACGCCGCGAAGCTGCGAAAGCAGCTGTGGGAGCCGGTCACCGTCTTCAACTTCGGCGGCAAGGACAACACCTTCAACGAGCACCAGCTGCCCCAGCCGCCGCACGTCGACCAGCTGAAGCTCGTGCAGGCCACCTCGGCCGCCATCAACGCGTACGGCCGGCTCGAGCAGCTGGACGTGGCTGCCGACACCGACGACGCGAGGTCGCTGCTCGCCCAGCTCGGCCGGGCCCTCGGCATCGACGACGGGGCGCCGGCCAGGTGACCGGCACGCTCGCGTCCATGCCGCTATCCCCGAAGCAGGTGCTGTCCTGCCGGGAGTCCACCGCGCGCATCAACGTGTGGGAAGGCAGCGTCCGGTCCGGCAAGACCATCGCGTCACTGCTGCGCTGGCTGCTGTACGTCGCGACCAGCACGGTCCGCGGCGAGCTCGTCGTCGTGTCCCGCACCCGCGACTCCGCCGCCCGCAACGTGTTCGCCCCGCTCATGGACCCGTCCCTGTTCGGGCCGATCGCGCACCAGGTGCAGTACACGGCCGGCGCCCCGACAGCCACGATCCTCGGCCGCACCGTGTGGGTCCTCGGGTCCTCCGACGCGCGCTCCGAGAACGTCCTGCGCGGCCTCACCTGCGCCGGCGCGTACGTCGACGAGGTCACCCTGCTGCGCGAGGACTTCTTCACGCAGCTCCTGAACCGCCTGTGGGAGGGCGCGAAGCTGTTCGGGACCACCAACCCGGACAACCCCGCCCACTGGCTGAAGCGCCGCTTCCTGGACCGCCTGCACGACCTGCCCGACTGGCGCACCTGGAAGTTCGTCCTCGACGACAACCCGGTGCTGTCCGAGGAGCGCAAGGCCGCGATCCGGCGCGAGAACACCGGGCTGTTCTACCGGCGCAACGTCCTCGGCGAGTGGGTCGCCGCGGAGGGCGCCATCTTCGACATGTGGGACCCCGACGAGCACGTCGTGCCGTGGGCGGACCTGCCGGCCATGCAGTCCCTGCTGGGGGTCGGCGTCGACTACGGCACCACGAACGCCAGCACCGGCCTGCTGCTGGGGCTCGGCGTCGACCGGCGGCTCTACCTCGTGGACGAGTGGCGGTACGACGCTGCGATCGCCCAGCTGCGCCTCACCGACGCGCAGCTCTCTGCGTCGTTCCGGTCGTGGCTGGACGAGCCGCACCTGCCCGCCGTCGTCGACCAGCGTCCCCGGTTCGTGGTCGTCGACCCGGCCGCGGCGTCGTTCCGGCTGCAGCTGTTCAACGACGGCCTGCGCAACGTGCAGCCCGCCGACAACGACGTCGCCTACGGCATCCGCACCGTCGCGTCCGGCCTGGCCGGCGGGTGGCTGAAGGTGTCCGACCGGTGCGCCGGGTTCATCACCGAGGCCCCCGGGTACTCGTGGGACCCGAAGGCCACCGAGAAGGGCGAGGACAAGCCCATCAAGGTCGCCGACCACTCCCTGGACGGCGGCCGGTACGCCGTGACCACCCTCGAACCGCTGTGGCGTGGCCACGTCGACGAGACCCCCGCCGCGATCGCGGCCTGACGCGCCGGGAGATGCCGTGCCCCTGCCCGCCAACGGCACCCCCTGGCCGCCGAAGGACCTCGCGCCGATCACTCCCCGCCTCGCCGAGTGGGCGGCCTGGTTCGACGGCTCCCCCGACGTTCTGCGCGGCGTGTACGGCGCGCCGACAACCGCAGGCCCCATCGACCGCGCCTCCCAGCACCGCGGCGGCGTCGTCGGCGCGCTCGCGCGGTTCTGGTGGGGTCGGCCCGTCAACACCGGGACCGCCACCCGCGTCGACCAGCTGCACGTGCCGATCGCCGCCGACCTGTGCCAGGCGTCCGCGGACCTGCTGTACGCGGAGCCGCCGGCCATCACCGTCGACGACGACACCACGCAGAAGCGCGTCAAGGAGTACCTGGATGACGGCCTGCACACCGTCCTGGCGTCCGGCGCCGAGGTGGGGGCGGCGCTCGGCGGCCGGTACCATCGCGTCACCTGGGACCGCGCCGTCGTCCGGGACCGTCCGTTCCTGACGACCATCGACGCGGACGCCGCGTGGCCGACGTTCCGCTGGGACCGCCTCGTCGGGGTGACGTTCTGGCACGTCGTCGAGCGCACGAACAGCACCGTCATCCGCCACCTGGAGCGGCACGAGCTCGACGCGAGCGGCACCGGGCTCGTGTTCCACGGCCTGTACGTGGGCACCGCCGACGACCTCGGCGTGCTGCACCCGCTCACCGACCACCCGGCCACGGCCGCCCTCGCGGACGCCGTCGACATGGTCGGCGCCGTCCGCGAGGGTCGCACCCCCGGCCTGCTCGTCGAGTACATCCCGAACCAGCGCCCGCAGCGGCGCCGCGACTGGCGCAACCACCCCATCGGGTCGTCGCTGGGCCGCTCCGACCTGGACGGCCTCGAAGGCCTGATGGACGCCCTCGACGAGACGTACTCGTCGCTGATGCGGGACATCCGCCTCGCCAAGGGCCGGATCATGGTCGCCGAGTCGATGCTCGACGCCGGCAAGCCCGGGCAGGGCGCGTCGTTCGACCTGGACCGGGACGTGTTCGTCGGCCTGCCCGGCGTGCTGCCGCCCCGCGAGGGCAAGGGCCTGCCGGTGGAGGCCCAGCAGTTCGCGATCCGCGTCGACGAGCACCTGCGCACCTGCCAGCAGCTCATCGAGGACATCCTGCGCTCTGCCGGCTACTCCGCGCAGACGTTCGGGGAAGGCCCCGACGGTGCCGCGGTCACCGCCACCGAGGTGCAGTCACGCGAGCGGCGCTCGTACCTCACGCGGGATCGGAAGATCCGGCTGGAGAAGCCGGCCGTCGTCCGCCTCGTGCAGAAGCTGCTCAGCGTCGACGCCGCCGTGTTCGCCACGGCGGGCCTGAAGGTCGGTCAGCCCGTGCAGGTAGCGTTCGGGGACAGCGTGCAGGACTCCCTGCTGTCGCTCGCGCAGACCGCGCAGGCGCTGGAGACGGCGCGCGCCGCGTCGACCCGGACCAAGGTGAAGATGCTGCACCCCGACTGGGACGAGAAGGCCGTCGACGAGGAGGTGGCGCTGGTGCTCGCCGAGCACGCGCTCGCCGACCCGACGACGACCGTCCCCGTCGACGCCGTGACACCCTCGGATGCTGCGGGGCGGCTCGACCCGGCGGACCTGAAGGCTGCCGCCGACGCGATGGGCGTGCTCATCCGCGCCGGCGTGAAGCCGGAGGACGCCGCCGAGCAGGTCGGGCTGACGGGCGTGGAGTTCACGGGCGCCGTCCCGACGTCGCTGCGCCTGCCCGAGGCGGACGCCGCCGGGCTCGAGCAGGGCTGACGTGCCGGTCGACCCGGGGTTCGGTGAGCGGCTCGCGCGCCGCGTGTCTGAGCTGTACGCCGACGCTGAGCTGGCGCTCCTGCGTCGGGTCGCGCGGGCGCTCGGTGCCGGGACGGATGCCCCGCAGTGGGCGACGGAGAGGCTGCTGCAGCTGGAGCTGTTGCGCGGGCAGATGGCGCGCGAGCTCGCCGAGGTCGACCAGGCCGCCGGCGCGGAGGTCCGCAAGGTCATCGCCCAGGCGTGGCAGGCGGGCCGGGCCCTGGCCGTCGCGGACTTGGACGCCGCGGACGTCGAGGTCGTCATGCCGCCCGCGCGGGCGCGCGCGATCGAGGTCCTCGCCGAGGACACGCTCGGGAAGGTCGCCGGCGTGCGGTCGGCCGCGCTGCGGGCGGTCACGGACATCTACCAGCGCACGGTGGCGGACGCCGCCGCGGCGGTCCTGACCGGCGCCCAGACCCGCCGCGACGCCGCGCAGTCCGCGCTCGACCGGTTCGCGGGCCGCGGGGTGACCGCGTTCACGGACACCGCCGGCCGGAACTGGACGATGGAGTCCTACACGGAGATGGCGGTGCGCACCGGCGCCGGCCAGGCCGCCGTGCAGGGCCACGTCGAGCAGCTGCAGGCTGCGGGCCTGGACCTGGTGGTCGTGTCGGACGCCCCGCGGGAGTGCGAGCTGTGCCGCCCGTGGGAGGGCAAGGTCCTGTCCCTTGGCCGCGGCGTCGTCGGCTCCATCGAGACGGAGTCGCTGACGACGGGCCGGCCGGTCACGGTGAGGGTCGCCGGGACGCTCGACGACGCACGCCGCGCCGGGTTCCAGCACCCGAACTGCCGGCATTCGGTGTCGGCGTACCTACCCGGCGCGACCCGGGCGAGCACGCCGAAGTCCGAGCCGGTCGGGTACGAGGCGCAGCAGCGGCAGCGGGCCATCGAGCGGAACATCCGCACGTGGAAGACCCGCGAAGCCCTCGCCCTGGACGACGCCACGGCCGCCACCGCGCAAGCCCACGTCGCGCAGTGGCAGGCCGCGATGCGTAACCACCTGCGCACGAACCCCGCCCTGAAGCGGCAGTCCCCGCGCGAGCAGATCGGGACTGCGCGCTAGATCGGCTGCCGACGGCCCTTCAGCATGAGCTGCTTGTTCGCCTCGTCGACCTCACCCGCGCGGAGCTTTGCGTCGTCGCCCTCGTGCGCCAACGCAGCCAGAGCGCTCGCCACCGTCATCCGGAAGCGGAACTGCTCCGAGTGCCAGGACGCGTGCTGGATGGAGTCAGCCACGGCGGCACCGCACTTGTCGCACGTCGTCATCTCGCTGCCCTTCGTCTCGCACCGGCCCGGCGCCGGTGCTTGCGGTCCGCACGGTACGCGCGCGGTCCGACACTCCCCCGACCGAGCCCAGGAGGCCGATCACCCATGTCCGAGCCCACGCCCGCCGCGTCCGCGGCCCCGGCCGAGCCGCAGCAGTCCGCCACCCCGGACCCGCCCGCGCAGCCTGCGCCCGCCCCGCAGCAGCCCGCGGCGCCCGCGAGCGACGAGCCGTGGGCCGACCCGGAGAAGGCCCGCGCGGAGATCGAGAAGCTTCGCCGGGAGAACGGCGCCGCGCGGACCAACGCGAAGCAGCAGGCCGCCGACGACGCGCGCGCCGAGCTCGCGCAGACCATCGGCAAGGCGCTCGGTCTCGTTCAGGGCGACGAGGCCCCCACCGTCGAGCAGCTCACGCAGACGCTCGGCTCCACCACCGACGAGCTGCGCCTCGCGAAGGTCGAGCTCGCGGTGCACAAGGCAGCCCCCACCCACCAGGGCGACGCGAACGCCCTGCTCGACTCCCGGGCCTTCCTGGCGAAGGTCGCGGACCTGGACCCCGCAGCCGCGGACTTCCAGACCCTGGTGAACGCCGCCATCGAGAAGGCGCTCGCCGAGAACCCAAAGCTCAAGGCGGTCCAGGCGACCGGCGCGAGCGCTGTCGACCACGCCGGCGGGTCCGGCGAGGGCGCCGTCACGCCGGAGCAGTTCGCCGCCATGAAGCCGGCGGAGAAGAACGCGCTCTACGTCTCCAACCCGACCCTGTACCGCCAGCTCGCCGGCCGCTGAGGCCGGAGAACGGAGCGTCACCATGACGCAGACCCAGTCCACGGACCTCTACGCCCCGGAGGTCTGGGAGGACCTCGCGCAGGCCTCCTTCACGGGCAAGGCCATCGTGGCCACCTCCCCTGCCGTCGCGGTCGACGACACCCTCGTCGGCAAGCCCGGCAAGACCGTCGAGTTCCCGAAGTGGATGGCCCTCAGCGAGCTCGACGACCTCACCGAGGGCGTCCCGATGGTCCCCGAGAAGCTCAAGCAGAGCGCCTCGAAGGCCACCATCAAGGAGGCCGGCAAGGCCGTCGAGATCACCGACACCGCGGACCTCACCGGCCTGGGCAACCCCCAGGACGAGGCGATCCGCCAGTTCGGCGAGCTCGCCGCCCGCAAGGTCGACGCCGACCTCATCACCGCCGCGCAGGCGACCGTGGCCGGCGGCATCTCCTACGCCGACGGCTCGACGTCTACGGCCTCCGCGCCGCTGTCGTTCACGACCGCCGCCGGCGCCGGGCTGTCCTGGGGCACGTTCGTCGACGCGACCGCGGTCGCCGGCGACGAGTTCGAGCCCGAGGACTGGGCGCTGTTCGTGCGCACCGAGCAGCGCGTGCAGCTGCTGAAGGACGACGACTTCATCCAGGCCGCCAACGCGTCCAGCTCGGAGCGCAACGTCATCCAGCGCGGCTTCATCGGCTTGCTGGGCGGCTCGCCCGTCTACGTGACGAATCGGCTCGCCACCAACAAGGGCGTGTTCGTGAAGAACCGCTCGCTCGGCCTGCTCTACAAGCGCCGTCCGATCGTCGAGCAGGACCGGGACATCCTGGCTCGCTCGACGCTCGTCACGACGAACCTCCACTACGCGACGAAGCGCCTGAACGACAAGGGCGTCATCGTCGTCACCTTCACCCCGAGCGCCTGAGCATGGGCATCGGGTCGCTGCGGCGGCACTACCCCGTCCGGGACGTCGAGCCGACGTACCCGGACGGGGACCCCGCCGAGTCGTGGAAGGTCGACGAGCTTCGCGCGTTCGCGCGGGCGAACGACGTCGACCTGAAGGGCGCGACGAAGAAGGCCGAGATCCTCGCGGCCATCGTCGACGCCAAGGAGCCGACGGGGCCGGGCGCGGACGCGTTCGACCCGTCGCAGCATGAGGCGGACGCCGTGCTCGAGTACCTCGCGGGCCTGGACGACACCGACACCGAGGCGCGCGACGCCGAGGTGGCCCGGGTCGTCGAGGCGGAGCGGTCCGGTCAGAACCGGGCCGAGCTCATCGAGGCGATCGAGGGCACGCCCGCCGACTGACCGCGAGGGTGGTGGGGCGTCAACGTCGGCCCGGCAGGGTCTCCTGTCCCCAACCTCCGACGAAGGCCGCTTGGGGCTGTTCAAGCCGGGTCCTTTCCAGCTCTGCAGCAGCGCGTCCTGCGTCCCACCACCCACCGCATCACCCGTCGCCCGGAGGTGACCGTCCGTGCTCGTCTACGCCACCCCGGGCGACATGGCCACGTGGACCGGCCAGCCGGCACCCGACAACGCCGTGCAGCTGCTGCGGTCCGCGTCGGTCATGGTCCGCGGCGCCACCCGCACCGCCCTGTACGCCGTCCAGCCCTCGGGCCTGCCCGCCGACGACGAGAAGCGCGACGCGCTGCGCGACGCGACGTGCGCACAGGCCGCGGCTTGGTCCGCCGCGGGGATCGACCCGACCGCGCCTGTCGCGCAGCGCGGCCGGGTCGCGACGTCGAAGTCCCTCGGCTCCGGGGCGGTGACCTACGCGGACGCCGCGTCCGTCGTCGCCGCCCAGGACGCCCTCCGGGAGCGGCTCACCGACGAGGCCGCCGCGATCCTCGCTGACGCCGGCCTCACCGGCGGCCAGGCGATCGTCTACGGCTGACCCGTGGACGCCGTCGTCACCATCTACGCCGGCGACTGGGTCATCACCGGGCCCGACCCGGCCGCGCTGATCCCGCTCGACGACATCCTGCTCCGCTGGAGGGCGCACCGTGGCCGCTGACGAGCTCGACGACTTCCTCGTGCACACCGTCACCATCACCCCGAAGACCGGTGACGGCGCGTACGGCGCCCAGTTCGGCGCCCCCGTCACGGACGTCCCCGCCTGGGTGGACGACACCCGCCGCCTGGTGCGCGACGCCGACGGCGCCGAGGTGGTGTCGTCCACCACGGTCTTCCTGCGGGCCGGCACCGACTGCCCTCCCGGGTCACTCATCGACCTGCCTTCCGGGCGTAGCGCCGAGGTCATCGCCGTCGCCGTCCGCGACTCCGGCCCCCTGGACCTGCCCGGCCACGTCGAGGTGTCCGTCGCCTGACTGGAGGTGCACCGTGCCGCAGTCCTGGACGTTCACCGCCGGCGCCCCCGACGGCCCCGAGGCGGTCCGCGCGGGCGGACGCCGCGGCCTGCACCTGGCACTGGAGCAGATCCTCACCACCGCCCGGTCCCGGGCCCCGATCGAGGAGCACACGCTGGAGCAGTCCGGTGCGACCGCGATCAGCGGTGACGGCCTGCACGGCACCGTCTCGTTCGACACCCCGTACGCGGTCCGCCAGCACGAGGACATGACCGCCCGGCACGACGAAGGCCGGCGCGCGAAGTACCTGGAGTCCGCCATGCACGACGACCGCGCCACCGCCGTCCGGCTCGTGCAGCAGCAGCTGCGCCGCGCGCTCGGCACCTAGGAGGCACCCGTGGCGTGGACCACCGACGTCCTGACCGGCCTCGCCGAGCACCTTGCCGCCGATGGGCACGGAACCTGGCGCCCGACCGGCGTCTACGCGGCCGGTGAGACAGGCATCGCCATGGGGAACATGCCGGCCACCCCGGACCGTGTGATCGTCCTGACGTCCTACCCCGTCGACGAGTCCGCGCGTCTCGACGACGTGCTGCTCGGCGTGCAGATCCGATGCCGCGCCGGCGGCCGGGACCCGCGCGCCGTCACCGACATGGATGACGAGATCCGCGACACCCTGCACGGCGGCCGCGACCTGCAGCTCGGGCCCGCGCCGGTGGCCCTGATCTGGCGCGCGTCGCACGCCCGCCTCGGTCCCGACGCGAACGGCCGCCATGAGACGAGCTCGAACTACTACCTGCGCACCGCCCGCGGCAGCGCACACCTCACCGACTGAGCTCCGGGCAGGGACAGGCCCTGCACCGGCATCCCCGAACACCCGGAGGACACCACCATGAGCGAGCAGACTCTCGTCCCCGCCGGCACGCCGACGGTCAACACCGCCTGGCGCGTCGACGTCAACACCGGCACCGTCGAGGCCCCCGTGTGGGTGCAGATCCGCGGCGCGAACAACATCGCGGCGCCGGTGAACAACACCACCCAGGACGCGACCGACTACGACTCCGAGGGCTGGGGCGCGGACGCCGTGACGCTGCGGAAGTGGCAGATCACGCTCGGCCTCCAGCGCAAGCGGTACGCGAACGCCTACGACCCCGGCCAGGAGGTGCTGCGCGCCGCCGCCGAGTCGCTCGAGCTGGTGCACGTGCGCTGGTACGACCGCTCCGGCGCCGACGCTGAGGCCTACCACGGCTACGCGCAGGTGCAGTGGACGCCCGCGGGCGGCGACGCGACCGGCCTCCAGACCGTGAACGTGGTCCTGCTCGGTCAGGGTCGGCGCGGCATCCTCGGCACGAACCCGAGCGTGGCCGCCGCGCCGGCCGCCGTCGCGTCCGTCGTCCCCACCGGCGCCGCTGCCGGCGAGCTCGTCACCATCAAGGGCTCCGGGTTCTCGTCCGTGACCGGGGCCGCGGGCGTGAAGTTCGGCAGCACGAACGCCGCGGGCTACACCGTGGTCAACGACGTCACCATCGTGGCGTCCCTGCCGGCCGGGTCCGCCGGCTCGGCCGGGGTCACCGTCACCAACACGGTCGGCGCCTCCCCCGCGCACCCGTACACCCGGGCCTGACGCGCATGACCGACCAGTTCGAGGACCTGGGCGAGGCCCTGTCGCCGACCCTGGATCTCCCCGTGGCGGGGAAGGTGTACCGCGTGCCTTCCCCGCCGGCGCGGGTCGGCCTGCGCCTGCAGGCCGCGTTCGCGATCAGCGCGGCGCGCCAGGCCGGCACCGCCCCGAAGGCCCACCACGTGCAGCTCATCGAGCAGGACGACGGGTCGACGTCGCTCGACCAGGACGCCCTGGGCCCGGTGTACGACGAGATGATCGCCGACGGCGTGAACACCGAGATGCTCACGCACGCCGGCATGACCGCCTGGTGGTGGATCGTCGCCGGCAAGCGGGCGGCGCGCCTGTACTGGGTGAGCCCCTTGGGGGAAGCGCAGAGGCCGCTGCCGGACCTGTCGACCTCGACCAGTACGGGCGAGGCGACTACGACCCCGACACCGGCCTCTACGAGTGGTACGACGTCCCCCATGGCGAGCTCGCCCGGTTCGAGCAGCACGCCGACGGCCTGACCTGGGACACCCTGTTCGCCCGGTGGGCGCTCGTCGAAGCCGACCTGCACGAGGTGTTCGGCATCGACGTCGACGACCCCGACCTGATGGCCGCCCGCACGTGGCGGTGGCTGCGCGCCCGCATCGTCGCCCTGCAGACCTCCCCCGGCACCCGCCTCGCGCGGTCCCTGAGCAAGCCCAGGAGGTGACCAGGTGAGCGAGCTGGACCTCGGCACCCTGCGCGGGCACGTCGACCTCGACGTCGCCGCGTTCGACCGGAAGTACGGCCAGGTCCAGACGAACCTGAAGCGGCTGTCGTCCACGCAGATCCCCGACCTCGTCGTGGACGTCGACGCGACGAACGTGTTCACCGCGGTGGACCGGGTCGACACTGCCGTGCAGGGCATCCCCGACGGGAACGTCACGGTCGGGGCCGACACGGCGGGCGCCCTGGGCGACCTGTCGAAGGTCGGCGCGGAGGCCCGCGCCCTGCCGGACGGCGAGCTCGAGGTCACCGCCGACACGTCGGGCGCGCGCGGGTCGCTGAACGACCTGTCCGGCGCGGCGAAGGCCGGCGCCGCGCAGGCAGGCGACGAGGCGGGGTCGAACCTGGCCGGCGGGATCCTCGCGGCCCTCGCCACCATCCCGGTGGCTGGGGCCATCGTCGGCATCGGCGCCGCCATCGGCGACGCCATGCTCGACGGCCTGCAGAACGAGGTCCGCTCGGACCGGCTCGCCGCGATGACGGACCTGTCCCCCGAGCAGGTCGCACTCGTGGGGCGCGCCGCCGGCGAGGCATACGCGAACAACTTCGGCGAGTCCATCGCCTCCAACATGGACGTCGCCCGGGTGGCGATCCAGGCCGGCCTTCTCGACCCGAACGCCACCGCCCGGGACACGCAGGCGGTCATCGAGCAGGTCACCGGCGTCGCGGATCTCCTTGGTGAAGACGTCCCCCGGGTGGCGCGCTCGGCGGCGCAGGCGATCAAGACCGGCATGGCCGGGGACGCTGCCGGTGCCTTCGACATCCTGGTGCGCGCGCAGAAGGCCGGGCTCAACGTCTCGGAGGACCTACTCGACACGGTCGACGAGTACTCCACCCAGTTCCGCAAGCTCGGGCTGGAGGGCCCGCAAGCGTTCGGTCTGATCGCCCAGGCCGTGCGCGCCGGCGCGCGCGACACGGACATCGGCGCGGACGCGCTGAAGGAGTTCTCGATCCGGGCGGTCGACGGGTCGGTGCTCACCCAGCAGTCGTTCGAGGCGATCGGCGCGTCCGCGTCGGACATGGCCGCCAGGATCGCCGCCGGCGGGCCAGACGCGGCCGCCGCGCTCGACGAGACACTCGACAAGCTGCGCGCTGTCGAGGACCCGGCGAAGCGAGCGCAGATCGCGGTGGGGCTGTTCGGCACCCAGGCCGAGGACCTGGGCGACGCGCTGTACGCGATGGACCTGACGTCCGCAGTGGACCAGCTGGGCGCCGTCGAGGGGGCCGCGAAGACCGCGCTGCAGACCCTCGGCGACAACAGCGCCGGCCAGATCGAGACCGCCGAGCGGAACATCGCCACCGCTGCCGATGGCATCAAGGGCGCGCTGGCCGCCGCGTTCGCCCCGCAGATCGAGGGGTTCTCGACGTTCGTCACCACGAACCGCGAGGCCGTGATGACGTTCCTGCTGAACGCCGCGAACGGGGCGCTCGACTTCGGCCGCGCCGTCGTGGAGGGCATCGCCGCGGGGACGGAGGCGGTTGGCGGGTTCATCGCCGGACCGGCCGCTGACCTGATCCAGTCGGTCGCCGACACGATCGACTCGTTCAACATCCTCGGCGGGATCCTCGGCCAGAAGCTCGGGCCGTCCGCGGACGCCCTGCACGACGTCGCCGACGGCATGCGCGGCGCCGACGACGCCGCGTCGGGCATCGCCGACACGATCCGCACGAACCTCATCGGGAACGGCCTCGACCCCGCGCAGCAGCGGCTCAACGACTTCGCCATGCCGCTGGTCACCCAGGCCGCCCTGCACGACGCCATGACGTCGGTCGCCTCCGGCCTGGACGGCGTCGGCTACGCCGCGGACGGCGCGAAGCTCAACCTGGCGGGCGTGGACCTGGCGAACCTCACCGCCTCGGAGTCGGGGCGGGTCCTCGACGAGCAACTCCGCGCTGTGGCCACCGGCCTCGACGCGCAGACATCCGCGGGCACGCGCGCCGGCGACTCGCAGGCGGTGCTGTCGCAGCGCTACGAGGAGGGCCGACAGGCCCTGGTCAACCAGCTGCAGCAGATGGGCCTCACCCAGGGCCAGGCCGAGGCTCTGGCCCGGGCCTACGGCGCCGTCCCGGGCAAGGTCGACACCACGTTCAACGCGTACACCGACGCGGCGCAGACGCAGGTCGACAACTTCATCGCCCGCAACCAGGGGAAGGTCATCCGGCTCACCGCCGAGGTGTCCGCGTCCGGAAACCCGGTGTACGTGACGGCCACGGGTGCGAAGTTCGAGGGCCGGGGCGACGTCATTCAGTACATGGCCGAGGGCGGCGTCGTCCCCCGGCCGCTGGACCGGTCCGCCGCCACGCTGGTCGCCCCCGGCGACCTGCGGGTGATGGTCGGCGACCGCAAGGACGTGCGCGAGCTGTTCGCGCCGCTCGACCGGTCCGCGCGCACGCACCAGCTGATGGCGCAGGGCGCCCGGGAGATGGGCGCGCTGTACCTCCCAATGGCGGACGGCGCCCTGCTCGGGACCACGTCCGCGCCCGGTCCCGCGCGCGCTGGTGCAGATGCACCGGTCTCCGTGGTGGTCCCCGACGAGGTGCACCTCGCTGCACGGTCGGTGCGCGAGCTCGCGGACGCGATCCTCGCCGGGGCTCGCGACGTCTCTGCCCAGGCCCTCGCGAGTGCCGTGCGCGCTGCCGCGGGCTCTCGCTCGACTCCAGGGGTGGTGCGCTGATGAGCCTGTCGGTGGAGGTGCTTGCCGATGCGGGCGCCCCGCAGGTGGGCATCACGGTCACGGGGCTGCCGTCAGGCACCCCGTCGGTCGTGACCGTCGAGAAGTCGGTCGATGGCACCAGCTGGGAGACCGTTCGAGGCGCACTGCGCGAGTCGGTGACCGGCGCGTCGTTCTTCCGGGACTTCGTACCGCCCCTCAACGTCGAGACGACGTACCGGCTGATCACGACCGCCGTGGTCGCCGGTCCGACCACGGCGACGATCGTCGTGCCGTCGGAGAACGCGTGGCTGCAGGACCCGCTGAACCCGCGCGCTGCCGTGCCGATTCGCGCGCTCGGCATGGGCACAGGGCTGGCGCTGCTCGCCCCGTCCGCGGCCTCGCTGCTGCGGGCCCAGGTCGTGGACGTCGTCCAGGTGCAGGGCGCCAAGACCCCGGTCGCGTCCGTGGGCCCCCGGCAGGCGCCGTCGCAGGTGCCGCTGCTGATCCGCGCGGCCGCCGCCGCTCAGGGCGCACTGGTCAAGGAGCTGCGGGATCTGCTCGACGGGGCAGGTGTTCTCGTCCTGCGCGGGCTGCATGCGGCCTCGGGGCTCGACCCGGTCGCCCACGTCGTCGCAGGTGACGTGACGGAGGTCGCCACGCCGCTCGGGGTCCGCAACGACTGGCAGCTCGTGGTGACGCAGGTCCGGGCTCCGTCGCCGCGGATCGTCGTGCCGTGGTGGACCTACGACCAGGTGAAGGCGCTGTGGGAGGGCTTCACCTACGACGACGCCCTGGCGGCGCGTCCGGGCGCGACGTACCTGGACTGGCTGCGTGACCCGTCCCCGTCGGCTGCTGGCCGTGCTTCGAAGGAGTCCTGATGCTGCCTGGTGGCGACCTGCTCACCGACGAGATCGCGGGCACCACGGTCGATGACCGGCTCGAGGTGAATGTGTGGCGCGGTGGGCGGCTGGTGGCGCCCGTGGACGGCGCGGCGCTGGATGTGACGTCGTGGTCGCTGGACTGGGACGCGGACCGCCAGGTTCAGGGCCAGGCGACGCTGACGGTCGCCGACCCGGACGGGCTGCTCGCGCCGTGGGGCATGGGCGACGCCCTGGCCCCGGGCGGGTCGCGCGCGCAGCTGACGTGGGTGTCCGGGACGTCCGGGACGCGGGTACCGCAGGACTGGTGGCGGCTGCGCCGCTCCGAGCCGGTCGAGCAGTGGCGGATCCGCCGCACCGGCGAGGACGTCCAGCGGGTGTCCGGCGGTGGGTCGGTGACGATCCGCGTGGACGAGCTCACGTGCATCCCGAAGGACCTGGACCGCCTCGACGGGGAGGGGAACCCGCCGACGGGGGCGACGTGCCTGTCGGAGGTGCGCCGGCTGATGGCCGACATCGCCCCCGTGGTCGTCGCGGACGGTGTGGTGGACCGCGCGGTGCCTGCGTCCCTGGTGTACAGCGAGGGCCGCTGGGATGCGGTGCAGGACCTGCTCACGCAGATCGACGCCGTGTACCGGATGGGCGGGGACGGCAGCGTGCACGTCCTGCCTGCCGCGCTCGGTGAGCCGGTGTGGACGATCGACGGCGGGGACTACGGCGTGCTCGTCGACGTGGCGCGCGTTCTGTCCGACGACAAGGTCTACAACGCGGTCACCTCGCGCGGCACGACCGCCGACGGTGACCCGCTCGTCGGCCGGGACTGGCTGCTCGGCGGCCCGCTCGTGTGGGGCGTCACCGAGCCGTTCGGCCGGGTGCCGGCGTTCCACCAGTCGATCGCGCAGACCGCCTCGGGGGTGCAGGCCGACGCGGTCACCCGACTGGCGTCGCTGTCCACCGCCGGGGAGATCGACCTGCCCGTGGTGTGCCTGACGCACCCGGGGATCCAGCTGCACGACGCCGTCACGGTCGTGGCCGCGACGATCGCCGGCGACCAGCCGCTGATCGGCCGCGTCGTCGGCAAGCGGATGGCGTCGGCCGGCCCGGTCCCGGCCAAGCAGATGTCCCTGCGGGTGCGGGTGTCGATCGCGGCGCTGGAGGCCGTGGCGGCGCGGGTGGCGGGCCGTCGTGGCTGACGTCCCGTTGCGCGCATCGGCCGGCACGGTCGCGACCACCGACAAGGGGCGCGTCGTCGTGCTGGACGACGGCACCCGGCTGATGCCGCTGTGGCCGTCGATGGTCACCCTCACCGACGGCGACCGGGTCCAGGTGCTGCTCGTGGACGGCACCGCGCACATCATCGGTCCGGTCGTCGCGACCCCCCGTCCCATCTCCGGGACCATCGCCGGCGCCGCGTCCTCCGGGGTCATCCCGGTGAGCGTCCCGGGCGGCACGGTGCAGGCCCGCTACGCCGGGACCGCCCCAGCGATCGGGACGCTGGTCGGGATCCTGTGGCACGGCACCACGCCGTTCCTGCTGCCTGGCGCGCTCGCCCCGATCGCCTCTGACCCGCAGCTGCCCCCGCCGACGCCGGCACCCCCGCCGACCGGGCCGACGACCGGCACCCTGCTGGTCCCGGCGATCGGGTCCGGGACCTGGCGAACGGGCGGGTGGGGCTGGGCGAGCTCGAGCGACGTGCTGCAGGGCGGAGCGCCCTACGTCTCCCAGGAGTCCCGCGGTGGCTGGTGGTACGGGTCCGCCGCGCAGGCGATCGCCGGGCGCACCGTCACCGGTGCCCGCATCCGCCTCGGCGCGCGCCTGCGCGTCGGGAACTACAACGCGGCCGCCGTCCTGCACCTCTGGCTCACGACCAACGCGACCCGACCCGGCGCGGACTTCGCGCGCATCGAGGGTCCGTTCGATGTCGCCCTCGCCCCCGGCGCCGGCCCGCAGCTCATCACCCTGCCGACCACCTGGGGGCAGGCAATGGCGAACCTCGGCTGCGGCATCGCCGTGCAGGGCTCGCCCTACGCCGGCGTCCTCGGTGTCGGTTCCGACCCGGAGTCCGGGCACGTCTCCCTCGACTGGGCCCGCTGACCGCGGCGCCAGGAAGGACCACCACCATGGGCTCAGCCACCACCGCCACCGGCATCAACGTCCCCGCCGGCGGGGACCCGTTCGACCCCCATGGCGACATGGTCGACCTGGCCAACTCCCTGCGCTCGCGGGCGATCTACCCGGTCGCGAACGCCACCGCCCGCAACGCGCTGCTCACCGCGATCGACTGGACCCCGACCGCGAACGAGCCGCTCAAAGTCGACCGCGCCGACACCGGCGCCATCGAACGCACCACCGGGTCCGGCTGGTACCGGGTCAGCGAGCGGGCCCTGGCGGTGCTCAAGTCGGGGCGCCCCGCCGAGACCGGCAAGACCCTCGCGGCCGGCGCCGGCCAGGTGCTCGACCTGATCGCCGCGGGCGACGCCGGCGGCGTCCCGTCCATCACGGTGGACCCCGGCGGTGAGGTCGAGGTCGAGATCGCGTTCCAGTTCCTCGCGGCCTCCGCGGGGTCCGCCGCGGCCGCGACCGCGTCCCTCGTCGTCGACGGCGTCGTGCAGGCCGGCGGGGCGTACCTGCACACCGACACCGGCTCCAACGCGAACATCCCGCGCGTATTCACCAAGACGATGAAGGCGTGGCTGTCCCCGGGCACCCCGCACACGGTGAACGTCCGGCTCACCTGGGAGGGCGGCGGCGGCATCACCGTCCGGTACCCGTCCTACGCGATCCGGGGCTGACCCGTGGCCTACGCGAACGGGCAGATCCCCGCCGCCGCGCTGCACGGGATCAGCGGCCGCGCCGGCGCCTGCCTGCTGTCCGGGCCGGCCGCGTCGTGGGAGCGAATGTTCGCCGAAGTGCGTCGCCGCTACGGCTGGTCCCCGACGCCGACCGGCCCTTCGGACGCCTACCGGGATCTCGCCACCCAGGTGGCCACGTTCCTCGACCGGTACACCCCGGCGCGCACCGGCGGCGGGGTCTACGGCGACGTGCGCTGGTGGAACGGCGTGCGCTACGTCCGCAAGGCCGGGAAGGCCGCGGCCGCCGTGCCCGGCACCTCGAACCACGGCAAGGGCCGCGCGGTCGACGTCACCGGCCTCGGCGGGTTCACCGGCACCCGGTACGCCCAGTTCGCCGCCGTCGCGATCCCGCTCGGCTGGTCCAACGCCGAGGGCCGGTCCGTCGACGAGCCATGGCACTGGGTCGACGTGTCCAGCCCCGAGCTCGTCTCCTCCGGCCACGCCACCGTGCCCGGGATCTCCGTCCCCGTCGGCCCGATCGGGTCGCTCACCCCACTGGTCCCCCAGGAGGACATCATGGCCTCGCGCGCCGACCTGCAGACCGACATCGCCAACGCCCTCGCCCCGGTCAACCAGCAGCTCGTCGGGCTCGCCTCGGCGGTCTCGACCCTGACCACGATCACCGGGCGGGCCCGCTGGTACAAGATCGACGGCACCACGCTGGCCTGGCTGGACCTCGGCAGCGCGCGGCGCATGGGCACCCTCGAGCAGTACGCCGCCGCCCCGGCGGGCGTCGTCCCGCTCAAGGTCACCGACCCGTTCTGGCGGCTGCCGATCGTCGGCCCCGCCTGGGGCGGGGAGGGCTACCGCCGCCCGGGCAAGGCCGACGTCTGGTTCCCCGACGTCGTCGGCGGCAAGCTCGTGCGCCGCTACCCCGGCCGCGACGGCTACATCGCCGCGGGCTCGCCGGCGATCCTCGACCTGCCCGTCGCGCACCCCTTCTGGGCCCTGGACGTCCCCGCCGCCGACCCGGCCGCGCCCGAGGGGCGGTGACCGTGCCCGACCGCCGCCGCTACGCGCGCACCCCGGACACGATCCTCCTGCTCGCCGCGCTCGCGCTGACGGCCGGGGTGCTGACGCTGTCGGCGAAGGCGCCCGGGTCTGTGCTCGAGCTCGTCCCGCTGTGGGCGGCGCTCGTATGGTCCGGCACCCTCGCGGCAGGCGCGGCGTGCGCCCTCGCCGGCGTGCTCTGGCGCGACCCGCTGTGGGGATGGGGCCTGGAGCTCGCCGGCCGCGTGTCTGTCGCGTGCACGTGTGCTGCGTACACCTGGGCCCTCTGGTCCGCCGCCACACAGGCCGGCACCGCCCTCATCGTCGCGATCGTCGGCGGCATCACAGCTTCCTCGATCGCCAGGATCTACCAACTCGCGCGGCGGTGGCGGCAGTTCGTCGCGTCGGTGGAGCGCAACGGCCGCAGGAGGACCCGATGAACGGCGAGCTGTTCGGAGCGCTCGGCACGACCGGCCTGCTCGGCAGCATCGCGGTGCTCCTGCGCATCCGGCACGAGATCCGCAAGCTCCGCTCCGAAGCGCACCACCTCGACGTCGAGGCCGCCGTCGCCGAGAAGGAGGGCGACGACGAGCACCTCGCCGCGCTGACCGCCCGGTGGCGCGAGCTCGTGGCGGCCCAAACCGAGGAGATCGTGCAGCCCCTCCGCGCCGAGGTCGGTGCCCTGCGCGGCGAGGTCGCCACCCTCCGCGCCGAGGTCGAGGCCGTCCGCACCCGCTACTGGCGCGCCATCACCCACGTCCGGGCACTACTCGCCTGGATCCACCGCCACCACGCCCAGCCGGACGGGCTGCCCCTGCCGCCCGTCGAGATCGCCGCCGACATCTGACCATGGAGGAGACCACCATGACCCACGCCCTCGTCCCCGCCGCCGGCACGCCCTGGTGGAAGCGGGTCCTCGAGCTCGAGCCCGTCGCTGTGCAGGCCGCCGTCCGCGCCGTCCTGCTGCTCGCCGGCGCCGTGCTCGCGGGCTTCGGCCTGGACCTGCCCGACACGATCGAGCCGTGGCTGCTCGGCGTCGTCGCCGCGTTCTACGTCGCGGTCGAGGCCGTCACCACGATGCTCGCCCGACGCCGCGCCACACCCGACGTGAAGGTCGTGCAGACCGTCGAGCCCGACGGCCGCATCGTCGCCGGTCCCGCCTCGCCGGCCCCGACCGGCGCCACACTCGGCTACGTCGCGGACAGCGGCGTGCATGTGGAACCCGGCGCTACTGCCTGACCCCTTCCCGCACGCGACAGCGCCCCCGTCCTCCCGAAGGAGGACGGGGGCGCTTCGTCGTACGGGCTACTGAGTCACGCGTCTACGTGCTGACGAGCCCGTTCGGTCTTGTCAGCGTCCTCGAGCCACGCCGGAGCGAAGTCCGGCACGACGACGAAATCGTCGGAGTCGAGGCTGTAGTCGACGTCGCAGTCCTCAGCGACGTACGCCCGGCCCCACTGAATGTCGAGCCCGAGCACCGACATCGCACCCTGGACGTAGATGGCGGCGGAGCGCTGCGACTCCGCGTCGACGGGAATGACCAGCATCGGCTCGCCAGCGTCCTCGATGAGGATCGTGCCGGGCAGAGCGTCCGTGACGTGCCGCAGCTTGCTCCAGTCCCCGTTCGTGATCGGTGCCATGACCGTCTCGACGGTGAAGTTGGTCAC